TGGACTTCGGCTTCAACCACGCAAACTGCATCGGCGAGGTCGGTTTCAAGGATGGGGAGCTGTATCTGTGCCGGGAGCTGTACGTGTATGAGATGGATACGGATGAGATCATCCGGCTGGCAGAAGGACAGTTCAGCAAGCGCCTGCGTATGTGGTGCGATTCTGCGGAGCCGGACCGTATCAAGATGTGGCAGAAGGCGGGATACCGCGCAAAAGGTGTGCAGAAAGAGCCGAACAGCGTGCATGCCCAGATAGACTATTTGAAACAGCATAGGATCCATATCTACCCGTCCTGCGTCAATACAATAAAAGAAATTCAGCAATGGAAGTGGAAGAAGGATGAGCGTACCAACACTTATCTCGAAGAGCCAGTTCCGTTTTTTGATGATGCCATGGCGATGCTTCGGTACTCGATTGAGGAAGAACGTAAGGCAAAACCGCGGCTGAACAGAAAAGTGAAAGGAGGGATATAGAGGTGTGGACGAATTTGTACAGGCTGCCGTCGGAAGAGACGCTGACGGATGCCAAACTGAACGAATTTATTATACGGCATTCCGGAGAGTGCGCATTTCGTTACAGTAGACTGCAGGAGGCCTACGAGACGGAGTATCCGATCCTGCATGAGCCGTTAAAGCCGAAATGGAAGCCAGACAACCGGATTATGGTTAATTTTGCCAAATACATCGTGGATACGATGAACGGTTTTTTTATCGGAAATGCCATCAAAATGCAGGTCGACAATGGGAACGAAGCAGTTGCGAAGTATGTTGAATTTCTGGACCAGTACAACGATCAGGACGATAACAATGCTGAGCTGTCCAAAATCTGCAGCATTTTCGGCAAGGGCTATGAAATGTATTATGTCGATGAGAACGGAAACATCGGCATTACCTATCTAAGCCCGTTGGATGCATTCATGATTTACGATGATTCCGTGCTGGAAAGGGAACGGTATTTCGTGCGGCTGTATTACGATTCGAATCAGATCCTTCATGGCAGCGTTTCAGATGAGACGAAGGTTCGATGGTTCACAATAAAGGGAAAGCTGATCTGGGATGCAGACGAGAAGATACACGGCTTTGATGGCGTTCCGGCATCTGAGTACGTAGAAAACAAGGAGCGGATGGGAATCTTCGAACCGGTGCTTACGATGATCAACGCATACAATAAGGCGATCAGCGAGAAGGCCAATGATGTTGACTATTTCGCGGATGCTTATCTGAAAGTTCTTGGATCCAAGCTGGAAGAAGATGATGTGGCGCATATCCGGGACGACAGAATCATTAACTTTGATGGAGATACCGAGCGGTTGATCGTTGAATTTCTTCAGAAGCCAGATGGAGACACTACACAGGAGCATCTGATCGATCGACTGGAAAAGCTCATCTTCCATATCAGCATGGTAGCCAATATCTCGGATGAGAATTTTGGTACCAGCTCCGGTATCGCCATGAAGTATAAGCTGCAGGCGATGAGCAACCTGGAAAAGACGAAGGAACGGAAATTTACCAGCGGTATGAACCGGCGGTACCGTCTGATCTTCTCAAATCCGGTCTCGGGGATGAAAAAAGATGACTGGGTGAAGATCCATCCACACTTTACGCCGAACTTCCCGGCAAACCTGCAGGAAGAGGCAGAGATCGCGAAGAATCTGGAAGGCGTTGTCAGCCAGGAAACACAGCTGGGCGTGCTGTCTATCGTGGATAATGCACAGGACGAGATTAAGAAAATCGATGCTGATCAGGATAAGATGAGAGCGGATCCTGTGATGGAGCAGATGTTTGGCGGCGGTGGACAGGATGACGAGTAAGGAATACTGGCAGAAGCGTGAGACGGAGCATGCTAAGAAGAATAAGATGGCGGAGCAGGCCTATGCAGAAGAGATCCGGAAGACCTATGCATATATGGCAGACCAGATCCAGAAGGAGATCGATGGATTTTATGCAAAGTACGCCACAAAAGAGGGAATCTCGCTGGCGGAGGCAAAAAGGAGAGTTTCCAAGCTTGACATCGAAGAATATGGAAGGAAAGCCGCAAAATACGTCAAAGAAAAAGATTTTTCTGATCAGGCGAATGAAGAGATGCGGTTGTACAATGCGACCATGAAAATCAATCGCCTGGAGCTGCTGAAAGCCAATATCGGGCTGGAAATGGTATCCGGCTTCGACGAACTGCAGAAATACTTTGATCAGACGCTGACACAGCAGACAATAGAAGAATTTCGCAGGCAGGCGGGCATTCTTGGCAATTCTGTGCAGGAAAACGGGAAAATGGCGCGGGCAATCGTCGATGCGTCATTCCATAACGCCACCTATTCCGACCGGATTTGGATGTATCAGGATATGCTGAAAGCAGAGCTGGACAAGCTGCTGAAAACAGGGCTAATCCAGGGTAAGAACCCGCGGGAGCTTGCGGTGCACCTGCAGAAACGCTTCGGTGCAAGCCGGGAGGATGCAGAGCGGCTCATGGTCACGGAGCTTGCCAGAGTCCAGACAGAAGCTCAGAAACAGTCCTATATCCGAAATGGATTCGAAGAGTATACATACGTTGCCTGCGGGAATGCAGATGTCTGCGAGCGGTGCCAGGCGTTGGACGGTAAGCATTTTAGGGTGCAGGATATGATGCCAGGGACAAATGCGCCGCCGATGCATCCGCGATGCCACTGCTCTACGGCGGCCTATGAAGACAGCACAGAGTATGAGAAATGGTTGAAATTTCTGGAGCAGGGTGGTACCACAGAAGAATGGGAAGCTTCGAAAAACAGAAAGGCGAGATACAAAGACAACGAAGGCATATTCCAAACATTGGATGGCAGATCAAAGGGGCGAGACGTTATCAAACCTCGAAATATCATGAAAGAAATGAAAAAGTCCAGCATCGGAACGGAAATGTTGGAATATCTTCAGGAAAATGATATTCAAATAAAGGTATGGTACGGAGTTGATGTCGACGAGGGACTGGACGGACTTTTCGAAGATGGTGAAATCAACATTTATGCTGATAACACCAAAACGGTTCGTGAGACAGCTATTACAGTGATTCACGAGGCCACACATGCCAAAATCAACAAGCCAAACACCAAAAATCAAGAGTTACAATGCTATATGAACGAGTACAGACATCAAAACATTGAATTGACAGAGAAAGTTGTCCAGGATATAATTAATCATATAAATGATAAATATCCGAATTTGAAATGGGAGTGATTGTTTATGACGAATACTCTGAATATGCCGCCTCATGAGAGGGTAAAACTTTTGAGAAAAGGCGAAAAAGTTCTGTGCAAGAAATGCAAAAAAGGAATTATGATTCCTGTTGGCGACCGTGAAAAAACCAATACTTTTTACTGTGATTCTTGCAAGAATCAGTTAATTATCAACTGATGATAAGGAGACAGGACAAATGGCTCAGAATGATTATTTCGTGATTGTATACCAGGTACTGAAATATCTGTATGAATGCTTGAAAAAGGGTGAAAAACCAGAAGCGTGTTACCTTACAGCATCGGCTTATAATATTCATGAGAATTATTGGCAGTATATCATTTTAAGCCTGATTACGGAAGAATATGTAAAAGGCATTGCTGTTAATCATACGAAAGATGGCGTTCTTTTAGGCGATCTGCCGGATGCCATTATCACACCAAAGGGTATTTCCTATCTGTTCGAAAATTCGTTGCTTGAAAAGGCAAAAAAGACGTTGAATGACGTAAAAGAGATGGTTCCGTTCGTATAAAACTGTTTAAGGAGTAAAAACGATAATGGCAAAGAATGACATGGAAGTAATCATGTATAAAATACTAAGGTATCTGATATTCCGCAAAGCTATTGGTGCAAGATCATTGCAACGCTTGTAAGGAAGGGATATATTACAGGATTTGTGGTCGTTGACAAAACAAAAGACGCGCCAATGCTCCAAACAGACAGACCATTTGAGATTACGTTTGAGGGCGTACAGTTCCTGGAAGAAAACAGCCGCATGCAGAAAGCAAAAGAATATTGTACTGAAACATTCAACGTGATATTGTCTGCATTACTTGGCGCGATTATTTCATAGTTACCACTAGTCGAGAGGCCGGTGGTATTTTTATGCCCATTTAAGAAAGAGAGGATCAGAGAATGATTGAGGTGCGCGTTCGTAAAAACGAAATTAAGGTGTCCGGTCATGCAATGTACGCACCGCACGGGCAGGACATCGTCTGTGCGGGTGTTTCCAGCCTTGTGCGGACGCTGATCCACTCGATTGAGGATCTGACAGGGGGTGAAATAGAATACGAAGTAGCGCCCGGATGGGTTGATATACAGTATGGGAATCTATCAGAGAGAGCAAGAACTCTGGTGGATTCCTTTTTTGTCGGCATCTGTCTGATGGTCGATGAATTTCCGGAGCATGTCCGGATCGTGTAACCGATGTGACCGAAATGTCGTTAAACTATGATTCCGGAGCAACGGCACGGGGCTATTACAGAACGGGACGGGGCAGAAAGGACAGAAAAATAATGAAGCGCAAAAACAACCATTATCATTGGAGAATCCCGATGATCAACCTGCAGGTATTTGCAGACGGCGAAGGAGACGGCAGCGGAGCCGGAGACGGAAACGAGGACGGAGCTGGAGCAGGTTCTGGAGATAGCGGCAATGAGATGTCGTTTGATGATTTTCTGGGGCAGGCAGAGAATCGCGCGGAGTTCGACCGCAGAGTGCAGAAAGCGGTAAATACAGCAGTGACCAAAGCGCAGGAAAAGTGGCAGGCACTGACTGATGATAAGCTTTCAGAGGCGGAAAAGCTGGCGAAGATGACAAAGGAAGAGAAAGCGGAGTATAAAAACCGGAAGTTGGAAAAGGAACTGGCA